TTGGAGCAGTTCCAACTGGTACAACTCCACCTATAAGTAGATTTCAAAGCATTAAGTGGTCAGACTATTACTCTGGCTACACCGACTCTCAGTATCCAAATAACGACGATAAGGGACATGGAACTTTTGTGGCCAGCGTGGCTGCGGGCAGAACATATGGTTGGGCCAAACAAGCTCGCATTTACTCGTTATCATATGGCGATTACTCCAGTACCAGTGTAAACGACCCGTTAGATTCGTTTGAAGCATTAATTAATTGGCACAAGGCCAAAACAGACAACCGACCAACTGTGATGAATATGAGTTGGGATTTTCGTTTAGACTTTAACTGGTGGCAAGAAAAATACGAGATTGGAGCAGACTGGAGACATTATATTACCCATGTTGGTTGGCGCGGCACGGTTTGTCCAGGATGGAACCACGACAAGCATCCAGCAGCCAATGCCAAAGGAGTATACTACGAAAACATGGGACTAATAATGGGACCAGATCTAGTGCCGCATCAAGGCACTGGCAAGCCAGACGGGCTTCTTTATCCAACTGACGCATACAATGCCGCACTGGCCGAAGTAATTGACGCTGGTATTATTGTTGTACAGTCGGCCGGAAACACCAGATTTGTAATGGAAAAGTTCTCTCCAACTGGTGGTATGGAAAATTACACTTCAGCGCATGATTGGAACAACCACTTCTATTTTGAACTTTATACAGGCAATTATGCTGACAAAACGGTACTTCCAGATCAACCTTGGCCAACAACTCACAGAGTATTCTATAATCGAGGCGCAAGTCCTATAGATCCTAGATCAATTGTTGTTGGTGCACTGGCGCAACATGACACAACAGGACCAAAATATGATGAAGGTAAAGATGTACCAAGGGGTGACCGTATTTGGGATTATTCCAACAGGGGTCCAAGAATTGACGTTTGGGCCGCAGGCGCAAATATTCTAGCCGCTACAAGTAACAATTCGGATTCAGAGTCTAAGCAACAATACCAGCATGGCGAATCAAATGCCTTCCAGGATTTGTATTCGGGCACTTCATTTGCCGCGCCACAAGTTGCTGGCATGATTGCATTGCGCCTTGAACAACAACCTTTACCCAACATCAAGGCAAAAACAAACACTGAAACAATGAAAGCATGGGTGGTTGCCAACTCAATCAAAGATCAAATATTTGACAACTCAAAAAAATTAAGGATAGCCACTGCGTTTGATCCTGTGACAAAAGTGGGCGCAGGTGATGCAATTCCAGGCTCGGCAAACTATTCAGCAAGACTGGCCTTGCATGGCGCACCTAATCGTATTGCTTATATGAATACCACAGGACAAGGTCCAGTTAAAATAGTTGCTGGCTCATTTAAAGTGGGTGAAAGTTATATCATTGCTTCTGTTGGCACAACAGATTACACATCAATTGGAGCCACTAACAATACCATTGGCACAACATTTACAGCAACAGGCCCTGGTACAGGCACAGGAACTGCGTCAAGAATTGATTTGCCGCCACCAGTGAAATATAGATTAACAGTTCGTCGCGATGGTGGCGATGGTAATGGACAAGTAACAAGCGATCCTGTAGGCGTCAGCTTCAATGTTAACCAAGTGGGAACTTATTTTGATTATACATCAGAAACTTCTGTTACTCTCACAGCAACACCAAACGCTGCCGATTCAGCCTGGGGTGGTTGGCTCGGTGACTTGAATACAGTAGTTGTAGATCCTATGTCAACATCTATTACAGTAAAAATGAATCAAGACAGAGCAATTACAGCAACATTCTATCTCACAACCGGTCCAAACTTACCAGCGGACCAGCTGATCAGTGAAGGATGTGTGCCGGGTACATATATGCATCGTGAGGTTAGAGCAGTTGGCGGACCCGCACATCTGACCTACAATGTAGATACACCCAACAGCGCACAATGCGGATATGTTCCAGGCACTGGCATTACAGAAATAAATTACAATGAAGCAAGAGACGGTGATTTTACCAGTTTTGTTCTAAGCGGTCAATTTGTAGGCTGGATTGGAGATATCACAGCTGACAATCTTAAAATTTCCGATGCCGCCAAAGCCATCCATATTGCAAATACACAGCTTCTGGCCAAAATTGATGCCATACCTGACTACATAGTATCTGTGGGTTATGGCTTTATTGGTGCTAACAGAACTGCTCTAATAGATTATCTAATAGACAATTTACTTGTTGCCACCATTGATGATATCAATGAGTTGGTTGATAATTATGTAGGAAGCACCGTGGCAATGCTGGCCTTGCCTGATGGTAAATTAGTATCTTCCAGCAATGCTCTTATAATCACAGACAACGACAAATTGTATTCGCGAGCAAGTACTGCAAGTGCTCAGGCACAGTTTCAAATTAAAAAATCTCAAGTCTCTGCTTCAGTTAGTGATTCTATTAGATTGATTCGTGATAATATTAGAGAGTGGTCGTTTAATTGGCCTTACGAAGGTGACATGTTTGGCGTTTATATGCCAGAAAGTGAATTAGCCGAAGTAGAAGTTAAACTCAACGAAGTAATAGATGAACTGTTTGTTCTAATTTCATCAGTATCAGATCAAGTTGACTTATATGGTTTCATGGATAAAACCACAGCACCAGCCGCGCCACCAGTGGCACCAATAGTTGTTGATATTGCAATTACAAACGTAACATCAGGAGGCACACAATGAGTATACTTACCGTAGGCTCAGTAATCACTGTAACAGTTACAATGAGCGAACCCACAGTGGTCAGTGGGGTGCCTACTCTTTCAGTGCTTATTGGCAATGCAACAGTACAGGCTGTGTATGTTTCGGGCAGTGGTACTAATAAACTAGTGTTTAGCTACACTATTCAAGCTGGCCAAATAGATTATGATGGCATAAGCTTTCCTGCCAACGCTCTTAATCTTAATGGAAGTACTTTATCTGGTGTTGCCGGCGGCGCAGTTGCTGAAGTTGGAACACCAAATATTGGTCCCGATGACACTATTTTCGTGATAACACCATTTCTACCAGCCGGTACGTTATTACGAACTGAGTGTGCCGGTTACGACAAGGTTGGATATTATGCTGACGGCGCTGGTGATGAGTATACAGAGATTATTGAACGTAATAGTATAGAATGTGGCTATGTTGCTCCTCAGCCATTGCCAATAAAATCTAAATCTGAAAAACAAACACTATCTTGGTACAATGCACTTACAACTTCTGTAAATGAATTATTTGGCGACACACATGCCGGCAAAGGCCCTAGTGAAGAAGTTGCAACTCAAGATGATCTACGTTGGGGCTGGGGAGGAGATAACGTCGTGATGAAGGGCAACAATGGAAGCAAGAGAATCTCCGCAGAACACACAAATGAAATTGTTAATCGTATTAATCTAAGCACATATAGAACAAATAGCAGTGACCAGGAATTAGTTATTGTATCGCGAGGTGAACGAATTACTGCAGAATTTTACAATACAGCAACGAGCCTATTAGAAGGCGCAAGAAATGTTAGAAATGAAGTTGATCCTGCTTTAACAACAATTGGCACATTAAACACTTATGTCTATAACAGCACTGCCGAAGACTTCTGGTATACACAACTTAGCAATACAATCGAATTAGATTTTGGTGGATACGATAGTGCCCGTCATTTCTTTAATGCAGGCGGCGATATACGATTATCTTTTAGTATGAGTGAAGGTTCGGCCGCAGGTTATCACATTTGGCGCAACATTTTTGTTGATATGGGCACACTAAAGTTAAGTGTGAACGAAGCAGTTAGCCAAAACAATCGCGGCATTAGTCAAGGCAAAGGCTTTTCTGAATTAGTATCAACAGAAGAGTTGCTGTACACTAGCCCCTCAGGTGGCGGCGGCGGTTATGGTGGTTATGGTGGTTATGGTGGTTATGGCGGCTATGGCGGCTATGGCGGCTATCATTGTGATAGCTATGGAGGATATGGAGGATATGGAGGATATGGCGGCTATGGTGGTTATGGTGGTTATGGTGGTTATGGCGGCTATGCCTCTAGCCGTTTAAAACTTTTTGGCAATATAGACAATGACAAATTGGTCCTGCGTACATTATTGGACCATTTGGGACTTGGATGTGCAGTAACCGGTAATGTTAATATGACTATTACCATGAGCCATCCAAACACAGTTACAGAAAATGGTGTAACACTTACACTTCCAACGCCTACAATATCACAAAAGGACCCTTGGCATATCGTTTAATTGGTTAGAGTGAATTATCTGCGTTGGTAAATAACAACGTATATAATAATTCTGGAACCAATGAATGGACGATAAAAAACTAAACGAGGCCTTGGCCTTTGCCAACTACAGGCTTACCTTACAGGTACAGCGCCAAAACATTGAGGCACGGGTTGAAGCGGCTCTACTTGCATCTTACAATGGTGCTATTTTTAAAGCATCACAACAACTCATCAACTTTGTTGCATTTAGAGTAAGCCGAAATGAAAAAGTTTTAGTTGAAGACAATAGTAATAACGTCATTACTATAGAAGATGGGAATGATTTTTTAAAAACATTACTAGGTGCATACGATTCGGCTATGCAACTAAAGCAAAACGAGCAACAGCGTTTAAAGTCGGCAAGAAGTACAGCTAAAATTGTAGGACTCTAAATGAGCACAAAAGGCTTCATGATGTTTGCTTACAACAACGAGCAATTGGATTACACTCAATTGGCGTTAGTGGCCGCATACGCTGTAAAAAAGCACATGCCCGACTATCCAGTAGTGCTGGTAACAAACCAACAGAGTCTAGAGCAGTGTAAAACGATACACGGAAAATTAATGATGGATGCGGCATTTGATGACATCATCTTAACCAATCCAGAATACGAACGCAACATGCGCTTACACCACGATGGCGCATACCATAGTTTCAACGCACAGTTTACAAACACAAACAAGCATGACATTTATAACCTTAGCCCGTTTGACGAAACAATTTTGATAGATACTGATTACTTGTGTGGTAATGATAACCTATCAAAGCTGTTTGGTGGCCAACATGATGTTGCAATGTTTAGAGATGCTCGCAATCTAAGATACGAAGAGCCATTTACAACAGAACGTTGGCTACACTATGCTGGTATTCGTATGTGGTGGTCAACTGTGGTGTACTGGCGTAAAAGTGAAGAAGCCAAACACTTCTTTAATATTTGGACCGCTGTAAAAAAGAATTGGGAGTACTATCGCTTCTTATATAAGTTTCCAGGTACACTTTATCGCACAGATTATTCTGCTAGCATTGCCGCGCACATGTGTGATGGCTGGCACGACGGTGGCTTCATTGGACAAATTCCCAACTTCATGCGTTATCAAGATCAGCGAGATGACATTGTAGAAGTGCTTGGTCCAAACCATTGGATAATGTTAAGCAACTTGCCCGAAGAGTGGAAGAACATGGTGGTTGAAATCAAAGGTGAAGATGTTCACTTGATGAACAAGAAAAGTATACTTCGTAACTATGAAAAAATTATGGAGCACCTGGCATGACTTTTTTTATAATTGTTCCTCCTGGTAAAGATAGAATAGCTGAAGTTTCTAAAATTGACATTGGACTTGTATCTCCGGGGGCTAAAGTTGAGATAGTCAATGTAGATGATGTTCCGCAGTTGCAATTGAATACTATTGCTTCTTTAAATTTAGAGTCAGGGGATGTTATTTGTTTTGCTGGACTATGCATTAGAAGAACCACATTAGATATAGTAGAGCTGGCCAAAAGCAATAGGCTAAATTATATGCCTGGTGCCGGAGTTGACCACCGTGGTGTTATTATACCAGCTGGTAAAATTAATAAAAGAAAACCAATTGAGCAAAATTATCAAACAGCATGGCCCTATCTGATGGTAATTGGAGATCCAGAATCTGCTAACGATAATTTTAAATTATTTGAACACCTGACCCCTGCTGATTATTGGCCTAATTACGTACCAGATACCCCTGAACTAATTCATTTACTTGGAGCAATAGCGTTGGCAGGTGGCTGGCAAACACCAGAA